TGTTCCAAATATTTACTGTATAGGAAAAATCAAATGTCATACAGGTCTTCTTAATGATGGGAGCCCTTTTGAAAGAGCTTTTAATATTTCTGGTAGAGGTAAGTATAAATTATCTTGAATTGTATAATAGTTGTAAAGGAAATTTACGTCATAATGTTCCGTTGTATTGTCTTCAGTATAGTCAAAATCACGTGTTCCAACTGAAAGCGGAACGCAATCATAATATGTCCATATTTTTCTCGGTATTTGGGAAACATTTTGGTATGTTTTAGCGTATTGTATAACTGTAATATTAGTTTTAATGTTTGTATCTGTATGACGCCACACAAAACCTTTGTGTGCGGCTAAAATAACCCATGGTCTCATTACAGAATCTGTAAATGATGTATTTGTTTCTCTAAATCTTACTGTTAAATTATTACCAGAAAACGCATCTCTGTTTTGTAAAATACTACCTTGTACAAACCCCCTATTATTTTCTATTGTAGCAGTTCCTGCTGTTAAAGTATCATTGGGAATATTAACACCATCAGCAAATATACAACCAACTAAATTTTGAAAGAAATAGTTTGTTGTGGTTGCTAAAGCTTTATCTATTGCCCAGCCTTTTTTACTACCATCATACCTACTAACTGGTTCTAAAGATTGTAAAACTTTTTGGTTTAAATCCCCTGGGAATGGGTCAATAATAACTATAAATTGTGATTTTAATGGTATAGCAGCCACCCACGTTTCCATTGATACTATAAAGTTATCTCTAAAACTTATCAATGGTATCCCTTGAACAGCCACGTTTGATATAATTGTGCTTGGTGCTGCTAATGTGCCAGGTTGATTAATGCCACCAACAGTTGCTAAAGCTGTAGTTGCGTTACCTAGTGCATTTAATATACCACCTGCCATTCTAATATTTAATCATAAAAAACGCCGTAGTAAATACGGCGTTAAGTTTAAATCGTTATCTTATGTATTAGCCTGTTTTTCTCCAGTAATGGTAAGCTACTGTAACATCAAAGTTTTGAATCTCACCCGTTGAAGTAATATCATATGTTAATGCACCGACATTTCTAATACTAACACCAACTAACTGATATTTAGCGATCTTATTTAATTGCTTATCTAACTGAAGTAAATCGATGACTGCTGTTTGTGTTGGTGTGAAATAATTACCTGTACTTGTTGCGTCGTTGAATGTATCATTTACAACAGCTAAAAACTTCTCTCTAATCTGTTGAGCAGCGTCAGCATAGAAGTTAATTACATATGAATCACTGCCTGGGTATTGAGCAATGCCTGGGACGTTAAACTGAAGGCCCATATATGGTACAGCATTGTTTGTAATTGACTTGGCTGGTAAACTTGCTGTTTTGGCATACACTAAATCATTTTCAGTGATGACTTGTGAGCTTGTGTTACCAAAGTTAATATTGAGTACTCTGAAAAGATTGCTACGTGAGAAATCTCTGGCCTGGGCCTGTGTATAGAAGTCAGCAATTGTTTGATTTGTGTCTGCCATAATATTATTTAGTCAACCTAATATAAGTTGCTGGTTCGTTACTTCGTTTTTGCTATCTAATAATATGTTTTTAACCTTGATGTCTTTCTTACTGTACCACACGTTGTTGATTTGATAGCCTACCGATGTTACCTCTTGGATAACACCGGCACGTTCATTTTCATCAAAGGTAGTGGTGAAATATACTGTTTGGCCTTTTGTCATATTATTATGCTGTACCACCAACTAATTCACTGAAGTTTTGACTTGTACGTGTTGCGTAGAAGTTGACTAATATGAATTCAGCCGTTCTGACTGGCTTTAAATAAATGTCAACTACTAACTCGTTAGCGTCAATAATATTTGGTGGGTTATTGCGCTCATCACATACAATTAAGAAGTCATATAACCCCTCTGTGTTCTGTGCATTCGTGAATAGTGGCGTTAATACGTTGACTACTCTTGTTCTTGTTAACACTGTATTTGGTTCAAATACGAAGAACTTAACTGTGTTATAAGTAGCTTTTTCAAGATATAAGAATAGGCGTCTTACATTAATTCTATCGAATGCACTTGGTTGGCGTAATAGTGTTTTTTGACCGTATATTACAAACCCTTCATTCGGGAAAAATGTGATTGGGTTGACTGAAACGTTGTATAATTGATCTCTTTGCTTTTGCTTTGGATATAATGCAATATCAACAACGCCGGTGCCAGTTAAGTTACCTCTTGTAAAGCCTGCTGGTGCATACCATTGCTCGTAATTTGAATCGGTGTTAGCCATTGCAGTTGCAGCAAAACCAGATGATGGAACCCATACAAAGTTTCCTAAGTTATTGTCAAATACTTTCATCCAATTGCCATATACACATGCATAACTTGTATTAATTGTTGCAGTGCAGTTTTGAATTGGTAGGAAAATATTAACTGGGAAGTTATTGTTTGGATTATTGAGAGTTACGTAATCGGAACCTTGCACAAAGATGTTTCTTGGTAAGTCTGCAATGTATAAGTGATCCTTTCTTTGTAAACCAGCAAATCCAGCGTATAGGTTAACAATTGTTAACCAGTTATTTAAGTAAGCTGAACCATCTGGTGAGAATTGAGCAATGTCAATAAAGTTTGGTGTCTGTAAACCAGATACTGCTGTAACAACAATTGTATCGTCAAAGTATGTTACCGTGGATGATAACTGCTGTTGTGTTGTTACCCATTGACTATCAGCAAATATTGTTGAAATACCTGCATCAATCGAAATGTCGATTGGGTATAGTTCTACATTTTCTGCAATGTCAAACATTCTGTTTAACTTTGTTGGAATACTGCCTAAATCTTTTGTAACTTGGTTTGTACTAGCAAATGCACCAATTGGGAATAATGCATCCATTGCACCCATTGCGTAATATGATGCTGACAATACTGGTGCTAATGCAGCTACTTGAGCATTGTATGTATTGATATTTACAATACCGAATTGTGCAGATAAGTTTTGTAGCAACGATGATGGGTTGCTATAAGCACTTGTGATTGTTCTGATAGAGTTTGATGGGGTGCCAGCATTGTTTAACCAAGTTTGACCATTCTTGTGTGAAATGTAACTGTTTACATATACTTGAATGTTTGGTGATGCTTGATCAACGTTCTGAATGAAGAAGCTTTGTGCTTTACCACCGTTTGGATTGTTAATTTGTCTCCAATAGTCAACAGATGCAACGTAATTTTCGCTGAATGTATATGAAAGTTGCGTTGTTGTTGGGTTGAATGGTGATTGATTTAACTTAAACAAACCAAAGATTAATGTGTCGTTAAATTGTAATGTACCAATATTGAATTGTGGTGATGATTCTAATACAAATGAAATGCTCCCACCTGTATTAGTTGTTGCATTGATCTGGCCTGAATTGTAAACATTGTTTTCACTGAGTGATGAAAGTGCAAAAGCTAATCTTGTTGTTGGTACATTTACGTAATTGTAGGTTGCAGGGGCTGCTGTTGCAACTGCTTGAATAGTTAAAATGTCTGTAAAGTTAGATGCTGGGTTAATGTTTGAATTATCTGCAATACCCATGTAGTAACCTTGGAATGCATTATCAACTGATGTTTGTCCTGTGTTTATTACAATAAGACCAGCTGTTACTAATGATGAAAGATCTGTATTAAATGTGTAAGATGGGTTTGGTGTGTTGCTCCAAGTAATTGCTGTACCACTTTGTAATGCAGCGTACTGTGTTGGTGTTAACTCTAAGTGAGTTGGTTCACCAAGTAAATACATTACGTTTGCTGAGGCAGCGTTTAATGTTGTGAATGCTTTACCGTAATTTGGATTTGCACCAGCATTGTAATTCACGTCAACGGCTGTTACCGGGTAAACTAATGCACCGTAATTAGCACCAAAGCCTGTACCTAAACCAGAACCGTATGGTAATCTGTAAGCATTAACAATTGCGTTTGTATTGAATAATGGAACTACAGACTGGTAAAAATATCTTTCTGCTGCATTTGTTGGTAATCCAAATACGCTTTGCCATTCGGATAAGCTTGTAATTGTGATAATTTCATCAGTTGGGCCTTGAGGAGCAAAACCTGCTACTAAAACATTTGTACCTGTTGGTAGGTTTAATGTCTGACTAATATCAACTTCTTTAATTTGTACACCGGGAGACGTAATTGAAAGTGCCATATATTATATTTATAAATTTTCGCACCAACTTTTATAAAAGTTGTGCAAAGAACTGCGAGAATGCAAACTCGAATGTGGTTTCCATCTCGCCTGGCTCCCTGTAGTTATAATTTATACTTCCTAAAGATACAGGAAAAGCTTTCGTATAAGTAAATTGAATTATATTATTATCATATTCATCTTTACCGAACAAAGTAAAATCGGTTTGATATGATTGGGGCTGTAAAATTGGATTTAATTTGTTGCCTTGTACAATTGATATATCAGAAATTGGCTGTTTTACGTCGTATGAAGATTCTTGTTGGTCGTTTAAAAGGTTTAGCCAATAATAGATAACCCAGTAATTGTTAAATTGGTTGTCAACAGTAAAATTTACCGATATGTTTGGGTAAGGCGGCCTTGTATTTGATGATACCTTATAGCTTTGGCCACTATAGCCTGCTGTAAATTCTGGTACTGATATTGTTGGCAACACTGAACCATATACGGAAAATTGTAAAGAGTTTTGATTTAATAGGTTATTACTTCTAACTGATAAATTGTTGTTGTTTTTGTTTCTAAGTATAGGGGGTAAGTTAAAAACAAGTAGAAACTTATCTAGTCTGCTTTTATTAAGTTGAGATTGAACTAAATTTGGGTTTGTATCAGGCATTATTGTAATGGTTTATATCCTATAGCAAGTAATGAATCTAAATCAGAATTACCTTGGTCTTTATCACTCATAATAGAAGGTAGTGCTGAGTTTGAACCGTTTGCTTCGTTATATAAAGAACTTGCGTTTGTATAATATTTAATACCGAAATCAATCTGCTTTAATTTGAGAGGTCTATTGTTATAGTCAACTTGAATTACTTCAAAATATTTGTCTACAATAGATTTATCTAGTAATACTAATGACCAAACTGTACTCATTACACGGTCATCATGGTAACCAGCTCCTTTTTTAGCTGACCAAGTACCGTTTGCATGCCTTACGAAGTCTTTAAACTCTTTTAAAGTTGCCATATCTCTTATTTGTACAACTTCTAATTGGTTCATCCAATAACGCATATTTGTAATGCCAGTGTACTTTGTGTTGGTGTGTACAACTATACCTAATTGATCTTTTGATCTACCAGCTGTTGCTGCACCCCATGAAACTATATTGTCGTAATCAAAATTGGCTCTTAAGTTATCAACGACTTGAGCACCGCAATTGTTTCTTTCTATACAAACTAATGGCTTACCCCATTGTGTTAAAATTTCATTTAGTTTACTGACAAAATTTACCGGTGATATACCATTATTATGGTAGCAAGCAACTTGTTTTATAGCAGTTAAATCTGTTATATCATATATTTGAATAACTGAGGCATCTTTATCTATACCTTCACTGACGTCTACCCCAGCTACATAAATTCTGTCGTCTTTTGGTTCGTCCCAAATAAGATATCTACCGTCTTCCATGGCATACATTGGCTGTCTAGTATATACAGACATTCTTTCAAACAAATCATCATTAACTGAACTTTCACCAGAGTCAAGGAACTCACAGTTATGAGAAAGAATATTGTTTGTGAAATATGATTTTGTATCATTAACGTCAATTAAATCGTAAACGTATTGTTTACCAATTGGTGTTATTTTTAAAATTTTAGTGAAACCGTCTTTAACATATAAACAATCACCGAGACTTAAATCACAAACATTTTTAAAATCACCTTTATAGGTATATATTTTATGATCTGCTGTTGCTGATAATGATGTGGTATCACATAGTATTTCAAAGCATTCTTTTTCTTGACGTCTTATGCCAGCAAAACTTTTATACCCATATGGTGTTAATACTTTTTTGCTTTGCTCTATTTCAGGGCTGTTCCAAATTTGCTCAATGGTAACGGTAGTGCAGTCATTATTATTAGTTGTACCGACAAGAGTGTTTCCGGTAACGCAATTAAACTCTTGATTGAAAGCATCTAAACTTCCAATTGTTGCAATAGTTTCTTGTTTCCATTTTTCGTCTCTTCCAGGAATTTCATTCCATAAAATTTTGTCACTAACCCAACCGTTTCTTTCTTGTTCAGCACCTATATACAATTTGTGGAATAAATTGCCAGTTCCATTAGCGGTTGATGCTATAAAAATTTTTGATTTCTTAGAAGATGAAACGATTGGGTATACAGATTTCCAAAACTCATCAACTAAGTGTGGTTCGATAAACGCTAATTCGTCTAAAATTAGGCATTGGTGACTTAATATGCCATCAACAATGTACTTGTGGTTTTTAGAATGTAGTATCTCGTAAACATCTATTGTTTTTTTAATTATTTGTTTGTTTGTGACTTTTTTTTTATTAAAAACTTCTGAACCAACTTTTAAATTTTTTGCAAACACATATTTTTTACCGTCTATAGAAATTTTATGTTTTGGTGTGCATATAAATTTAAACTTGTTATCAAATTCTAATTCAACAACTTTATCTGTATGCCCAACAATTAGTCCTTCAAACGGAACAAACCCCTCATCTGTTAAAATTTCATAATCGTCGTTTTTGTATGTTGTGTGTTTGAGTAAATCAGCCATAAATTATATATTTTTAGGTCTTCCTAAAACCCATCCAATTGGTACGGGTTGGTCTTTTTGAAATCTTTTCATTATTAAAGTTACCGGATCATAAGCAAATTTTGAACCTTGATTCATATTTTTGTACCCTGACACATTTTGTCTTTTACCAGCACCTAATAACCAACCATACGCAATATTACCATCGTTACCGGTGTACCGTCTAACTTCTCCTGTTATTGGGTTATGTATATACTGGCATCCTTTACCACAACGCTTTAGTTTAACGTCTTTATCTAATCTCTTAGCTGCTATAGACATATTAATCTTTGCTTGTATAGATCTTTTCATATTACGGTGAGTGTTAGCTGTTTTTTCTATTTTTTGGGGGTTGGTGTTTATTTTAGTTTGTCGTTCTTTAAGCTTTTCTGGATTATTTTTGACCCATTCTTTTACCTTTACTGATATTTTCTCACGTCGTGAAAATGATGTTAACACTTGAAGCATTTTTTTTCTGTAACCAACTGACTTCCATCTTTTTTTGGCAGCAGTGGACATTTCTTTTTTGATGTCTTCATTCCAACTGCAATTACCGGCCCCACCTTCTTTCAAATTATATGTTACCCCATTATTTATAAAATTTTTATTAACTAACTCCTTTTCTTTTTCAAGAGCCTCTTTATACGTGTTATAAAAAAATAAATTTTCTTTTATAAAATTTTCTATTCCATATTTTTTTATTGCTCGTTTTATCAAAGTGCCAGAGCCCATGTAATTGTCGTCCAAATTATCTGTCCTATGCACACCTATATAAATTTTGTTATTAACTTTGCAAGTTATTTTATACACGTAATTGTAAGTTCTATTAATATTTGGATCGTTTGGTCCCACATTATTATTTAACAATTAATATATGATAAATACGCATTTATTAAATTAATTTTGTAGGTATTGTATCTTTCATTTTTTCTTTCAACTCCTGCATTGTGCAATTTATTAATTTACCGGTGTGCTTATTTCTAAGTGTTATTTTACCATCGCCGTGCACACAATTGATAGATTGACCTCTTGCAGCGGTACCTGTTGTGGTTGAGATACCAATTCTACACCCATTAGCTAATGACATGGACGTTTTACCATACTCCTTAACACCAGGCTTTAACCAATTTGGTAGTTCTTCATATGCTAATCTAATACGTCTAAAAATTTCTATAGCTGTACCTTCTTTATTAGCAACAATTAATATAGATTGATCATTTTGGAAACATGCTATCCATAGAGCATATATTGTCATTAACGTCGTGTTTGAAGTACATATATTTGTTTCACCACAAAGAAAACAACCTTCTTTGCTATCAACAGTTATACATCTTACAGGTACTGATTTTACTTTTTCTATATTTTTTATAAAAACGTTTTTTACGTGAATTGACGATGAAATGTGTTGTTTATTCTTTTTTCTCGGTAATTTAAAAACACTATATGAAGTTGCAAACGATATTTTATATAATGGTAATCCTGGTTTACCTGTTGGAGATTTATTATGGTCAAATCTACTAACTACAGTTTTAATTCTTAAAGAATGTAGTATTGTTTGCATTTGATCTATTAATACTTTATTGGTGTTGTAGAACGTATTCATTTTACCATCAGCACAACCGTCTGAGTCCATTAAACCTCTAATAAGTTCAAGACGCTGTTCAACTGATGAGTTTATATAAATTTGAGGAATATGTTTATTTTTATATAGATTTAACTCTCTTAAATGAGTCATAAACTTTTTATTGTTATATTTTGCTCTTGAAAAAGATACATTATAATGTCCATAATTAATTTCGGTTATTTTTATTTTTTCTGAATTAATATTAATACAATTAACGGTCTCATTAATATCCTGCTTACTAACAGCAATTGCCGGCGAATGTCTGCTACCATCGCCTAACCATAAACCTAGATGGTATGGATCTATTGGAAGAATTTGCTGACTATATTGTATGGGCCCTGTATGAGGTATTGAATAATTTAATTGTGGGTGTTTTTTATGGACTGTAATTTTTTTTGCTAATTCAGCTGTTGTTCTCTTTGAAGGTAACCTTTTATGGCACCTGTCATAATGATCTTGCGTGTACCATAAGTGTTCTGCATCAGCTACAATTTCTTGACCATTATCAAAAGTTAATTTATAACAATCTCTATTTTCTAAAATATCATGAGCATATACAACATTACAAGGTTTACCATCTATACCATATACTTTATCGCCTTGTTTTATATCTCCCATGGTAGTCCACCCTGAAGGTGTAGGTATTTTGGTGTCCAATGCCAAAGCTTTTCCTATCTGACGTGAGGCTAACAAAATAACAAACCTATTATCACGCATCTTGCGTAACACTCTCTTCTGGCATAAAAACAAATCTATCTTTTGTTTACCTTCATCTAATGATACAATAGTGAAGAAGTTTTCAGCAAAGTATAGCAGGTTTTGACTACATTTTTTGAGGTCGTGTATCTGTTCTGGCGTATATTCAAATTCTGACTCTATAGTTGGTAGGTTAGGGTTATTTAAATAGTTTTGTTTAATTTTGGGCACGGCTACATAAATATTTACATCATTATGTCGAATTATCTATTAGAAATTTGGGATACATATTCCAAGAACGTAGTATTGGAAAAGAAAATAGCTCCTAAAGCTAAAACCCCTCCACTATCAAATGCAAAGTTTAGCACCAAACACGGTGGTAAGCCAATGCAATTAAATGATCCAAAAGCTGGTGACATTGGACGTTATGATCAAACGGGCCCAAACGGTGCTGGTGATTTCAAAGGTCCAGCATATAATATAGAAGTCGATGATCCAAGCACAATGAGTGCAAAAGCTAAGGCAGAACGTCCTTACGTTGATCGCTTAAATGTGGATCCTGCTGAAGTAGACGAAAATTTTGAACAAAATATGGAAAAATATAGAAAGACATCAATAAATAATAATATGAAATCTACTTTTAATAAGTTATTTGAAGAGGTAATGAGTGAAGATGACAAGGATTTAGCCGCTCTTGGCGTTGACACCGAAGCATCAGCAGGTGGTGAAAGTGAAACAGAAGTCACAATCACCCTTGACAAAAATCTTGCAAAGAAACTTCATGATGCATTAATGGCAGTCCTCGGCCATGATGAAGAGCAAGAGCCAGCAGGTGAAATGGAAGATGAAACTGAAGATGAAGATGAGCAGAGTGAAGATGAAGCAGCTGAAGAAGATAGTGAAGATGAAGACGAGATGTCAATGAAGAAAGAAGCGTCAGGCGTTTCTTACGTAAATGATACAGGTTCAGTTGAAATGAAGGTTACAAAGCCAGAACCAGAAGGTGAAGAAGTTCCAGATAATGACGGCTTACAGTTAGTGCATAAGGGTAAGTTCACAGTTGGTGATAAGACAAAGAAGTTAAATCACAACGGTGCAAAGAAAGCGGATCAGGTAAACCTTAACACAAAGCCAGAAGCTGAAGGTAAAGAAGTTCCAGATAGCGATGGTTTAAATCTTGTTAAGAAGAACATGAATGAACCAAAGAGTAAGATAAAGGGCCGTGGCCAAGAATTGTTTGGCATCGGTTAATAGTTAAAAAAGTAGATTCAAATTAAAGCCGCTAGCAATAGCGGCTTTCTTTTTGCTTAAATATAAACGTGGACCCATTTAAAAGCTTTTTCAATTTAGACGCAAACAAAGTAAAGAAGAGACATCAAAAGCCTATACTTGGTGGTGGTCTTTCTAATAAACATTCAAATGTTGTAGCAGCTAGGTATAAGGCCGATAATAGTAAGAATCATAAAATTGAGCTCTTAAAAAAGAAGCCAGGTAAGTTTCATTGCGATCAAAAAGATTTAGATTATATCCGTCAAACGTTCTTGCATGGGGTATTACCTGGTCATCATGAAATGAAAGTACTAGGCGGTAAAATGGGTATAAAAATGTATTTTGATAGGCACCATGGTAAGTGGGTAATAGAAAAAAACTAATATGCTTTGTCCTCAAGTAACACCAACCAATAATTGCTTTCCAGGTATTGTAGATACTGACGGTTCTTGCTTTAGATACGTTGATAAGAACTTTACTGGTAATGAACAATATCTATTCAGTAACTATTATAGGGAACAAATTGCTCAATACGGAACAACTATCACGTATTACGTTAATGGTTACAATACTTTAAGTGCAGATAACTTCTACGGTGAAGACCCAACAAGAACGTTCTTACCTGGTATTCAAGTTAATGCTGTTGTTGAGCTTGCTGAAAATGCTAATATGTTAACTAAGTTTGGGTTCCAAGCAGATGATACAATTACAATACATTTACATATTTCCGGGTTCCAAACAGCATTTTATGAGCTTGGATTGCAATTCTTATCACCGACACAGGAACTTTCAGCTGGTGTCCCTGATAACTTAGATGCTCAAGATTGTTTAGATTTCGTTACTACGACTGCTAATGTTTGGCAAACACAATTTATGAATGCAAATCAAGTACAGCCAAAGTCTGGTGACGTATTTGCATTGACTGAATATGGTGAAGGTCGTGTTGGTAATAGAGGTGCAAAGTACTTCGAAGTAACTGAGATACTTGATGAAGATATAGCAACTACTAACCAATTAGGTGGCCACTATACATGGGTTATAAAAGGTAAGAGATACGAGTACAGTTTCGAGCCAGGTTTAATGCCAGAGAAAGGCGATCAACAGGTTTACGACAATTCATCCAATGGTATATTGTCTGGTGGTAGTCAAGCACCGTCAGAACCAAAGCTATACGCTGAACAAAATCCAGATCCAGGCACCGTACCTGCACAGATATCTATTAACGATGTAAGTGCAGCTACAATATTCAATATGCCAGCAAACGACAATACTGACGTTTACGGTGGTTATTAAAATTCTGAACTATTAAGAGTATCAACACCTGTCTTGTTAAGAGATACAATCTGGTATCGCATATCTTTTTCTCTTTCCTTAATGTATTTCTGGAAAGCTAGCGGTTTAATCCACATTGAACTCTTATCTGGATCTATACCAAGTTGTTCTGCTTTATCACAAGCAATGTTGACAGCTTCATACAAACATGCAAACCTTGCTAGAAAGTCAACAGCAGTATAGTCATACTCTATATTGTTAATATCTGGTACTTGCCCAGTTTGTACTTCGTTTTCTTTTTCTACTTCTTGGGTTGTCTCGTCAATAACCTCATCATTATCATTAATTTCCATGCAATGATTGTAAGAGTTTTCCTATTAAAAGTAGTTTAAGCTCTTTATCATTGTATGGGTAGTTATTAACAACACCAAATGTACTAAAAACTAAATCTTTCACAGCCTTTTTATTCTGCATATATATCATTTCTTCGTTTTTAGTAGCAGAAGCTGGCTTTGGTGCATTATCAATGACGTTAACTATTGTTTCCAAACACATTTTCATAGTGTTTGATTTACTAAATTTTTCCATACTTGAACCTTGTTTTATTTTACTAACATCCTCACCATTAAGTTCAAAGTATTTGATCACTTCAGATAAGATAGTTTCAATATTCTTTTCAGCCGGTGTAAAAACCTTTTCAAAAGATGTTGGTGATATTACTTTAGTTTTTCTTTCAAGCTCTGTCATTGAAATAAATTGGTTCTGTCATTAAAACTGACTTTACATCCACTGCAGCTTTAATGCTTTTATTGCATTTGTTGCATACATATGTAACGTCTTTGTCAAAACGCATTTCAACCTCTTGTTTTGTTTTTTCAGCGCAAGGACATTCAATTAAAGCAATCTGTTTACTCTGAATAGCATACTCTTGCAAACGTAATGATTGTGCTTTTTCAATTAACTTATTTTCATACACTGAGTTAATGAAGTAAAACAATAATACTTGTAAAATAAATGCTAGAAAAAACACTAACCAAAAATGCGCACCAAAGATTAGGCCAAATAAAATGCTAACAAGTGTGGTTAACCCAAATGAAATTAAAACTCTTTGAATCATTCACCAATTTTATCTATTTCTCTACTGATATCAACTATTGCTTTGTCTATAAGTTCTAGTCTTCTACTAGCATATGCAATATTATGTAAGTAAGCCTTACGTCTTTCCGGATTTTCTATGATTGATTGAATGTTATTACCAGCATTTTGAAGGATAAGTCTTAAATTTGATGATGCAACAAACATGGTTGATATAACATCATCAGCCATGTGTAGTGGATATGGCTTTAATTGTGGTGCAGACGTTTCTGCGTCTTTCTTTTTATTGTTTTTTAGAAGCTCTCCTACAGTGCTAGGTGTTGGGTTCTGCTGATTATCCTGTTTACTATCCTGTCTAGCAGTGTTACCATAAGCTTGTCTGTTACTATTTGGGTTTATGGCATCTTCTAAAATAGGCTTTTTCATATTAAATATTTAAGAGATTCTTATAAATAATACATATGAGCAATTACGTCAATAGATTTAAACGCGTCCTTGTTGAAGCTGACGATCCAGATGTCTCGGACAAAAAAGCAATGCAAGCAACGTTAGACCAAGGTACGGAAACAACAGATTTTGATGTCAAAGACGTCCCCCCTGCAGATGCTCAAGCAGCACCAACAATGAGTGCAATTCAAAAGCAGATGTATGACCAGTTAAAGCAATGGATTGATAAGATTGATGAATTTAAGAACTACTTAAACGCGCCTGATGCTGAAAGTGTTGTTAGTAAGTTAAATGCTGCAGAAGCAGACACATTATTTGACAAAATTAGCACATCTGAAACAAAGAAAATTGCTCGTGTTGCAGCTGAATTGGGTTCATTCAGTGAAGACTTGAAGGGTTACTTAGCAACAGCTAATGATCCAAAGTATAGATATGTTTAATTAGCTCGTTTGTTCTTAATAGTAGTAAGTAATATCTTAGCTTTTAACCCCGAATATGTGTGATTTGCCACCATTTCGGGGTTTATACTGTCTCTACCAAACTTAACACACAGTTCGTTAAAGTCTTTATACTTTTTAAGACCGTCTGGCCATATGAAAATATGTTCATCTTTATCTGCAAGTAAAATGCTCTTTTTTAATGATGCATTATCGTTCCATTGATTGTCTAAACACCATACTTTCTTAAAGCTTGATAACTTATTAATTTGTGATTGCTGTTGTTCAGTAAATGTTCGTTCACTATTTTCTGCTATACCACACACAGCTAGCCCGTTTCTTATGAAGTAAGAGTCAATTGGCCCTTCAAATATGTAGATACATTCCATCGAACTATCGATATTATGAACACCATATAAACTTCTTTCAGTTTTAACTTTGCTCAAGTACTTCGGTTTTAACTTTTCATCTCTCTGCAATAAAGTACGTGTTTGGTAAAAGATAATATCACCATTTTCATTATAAAAGGGAAGTATCAATCTATTTTTATGTACAATATCGGTTAAGGATATATAAAACGTTTTTGGTCTGTTAACTGCAGTGTTTAATCTTCTTTTATGAATTATATCTAAACATATCTTAACAACTTCATTATCTTTATGGAACTCTAACTGATTCTTATCGGAAAGATTAATACAATCGTCCGGAAGCGATTTATTGATTACCTTTTCCTGTGTTTTTTCCTGTATAGCTGGAACATCAGTTACTTCATACTTTTTTACTTCGTTAATTACCTCATTAAATGGTTTACCTGTAGCATCTAAAATAAAATTGAATACTTTCTTACTATATCCGCAGTTATGACAATAGCATAACTCTTTTTCAGGTATATAAAAGAATCTCTTCTTTCTACCAAAGCTTTTACCTTCTTTGCAAAAAGGACAACTACCGTTATAGGTGTTTGTGTACTTATTATGGGTTGGGTAGCTTACGCAACGGTAAAATGTCTCAATAACATATTGTTGCGGAATAGGTATCACACTCTTATTGTGTGGTAATTCCTATAAAAATCAAGTTCTGTATGAAACGCTTTGAATAGAATTGGTTAAGCTAGTCTTGTAATCTTGAATAAGCTCGCCCGTCTTAGCATCTTTAATACTGACCATACCCTTTTTAATTAAATTACCTGTGACTGGATCATTGTAACTAACTGCTTCATATGTTTTACCATCTGATGTATATTTGGTAATTTGAGGCATAACTGTTTCACCGGTATATGGTGATCTAATCTTTGTTGGTTCTAAAAACATATATAATATTTAAGCTATTTAATTTTAGTATTTGAGTTAGATTCGTTGTATTTAAACTGGGCGAAACAAACATCATACACATCTTTTGGTAGTTTCTTAACAAACTCAGCAATTTTATGGTTTATAGCAAAGTCAAACTTATCAATTGGTATTGTTCTATTAATGTTCTTAGGAATAGATAAAAATTGGTAATCGTCACCTATGGTTTTGCAGTAAACAAGCATTTCACCAACATAAGTCCCAGTACCTATAGCATAAACTTCAAACGCTTTCGGAACCCTTTTGGATTTTCTCTTTAACAACTTGTTAACTAACTCAAATTTTACCATTGTTACCGTAAAGAACTTTTTGGGATCCCAACTATCTTACTCCCCATCACTGGTTGGTTTTATCTCTCTAATGGTTGTGTTTATGAATTTGCTCAAATAATTAGCTAAAGCATCTGCTTCTTGTTGGTTGTGTGCAAAAACTATTGGCTGTACCGGGTTACCTCCAAAATCATAACCAAGAATAATAAAACTTTTGAGAAACTCTTGGCATGTTGAAACTAATGCCTCTAGTTCATTGACATCTCTTTTGTGTGATGGGTCGTCAGCATTTACTAGTCTAATTAAAATTGCGTCTCTAATTAACTTCTGTACTACCGGGTCTAAATTAGATTGAGATGGCTGTGAAGAATTGTTTCCTTTAGGGTCTTTTTTATTCTTGCCAGACTTTTCGTCGTTATCTTTATTTTCGCCCATGTACTTATTTAAGTAAACTGAACGGATTTTTCTTTGCATCATTATTTACACCTTTCGTGATTAACACACTAATAATGGTTTCAATACTATCTGTCTTATAAAAAGTGCCTCGTGAAAATAAATTGCCACCGTCATCAATTTCAAATAGTACTTCGTTAATTTCATTTTTGTTATTGTAACAAGTGACAAAAACTGAAGTAATACCGGGATCAATTAACACTGTCCAACGTCTTGGATCTGTATCAGAATATGCATTAAAAATTTTAAATACGACAAAACCGCTGTCTTTGAGTCTTTTAATAAAGTAACCAGCTGTCTTGATCTTGTTTGAGACCTTTTTTTCTTTAGCATTAAACACACTAATATTATGCATATAATATACTTAACTAACTGGTTTAATAAATCAATTAATCAAAGCCGAAACAATGTACGTAAGCTTTGTGTTGTCTTTTAATAATGTAATTTTAACAACACCGTACGCAACATTTATAGCAAATTCTATGTCCTGGCACTTATTGAAATTAATAAGTCTAAAAGTATCAAAATTGATTGGAATTGTTTTGGTAATAGTTGCACCTTCAAACTTATCAGCTAATATGCATTGAAAGCTATCCGAATTATGTCTATTCTTATCGCCTAACTCACCGCAAATCTTATTATTTTCGAAATAGATATACAGTTTATTGGTTTCTGTTGTAAATGTTGAACCTTTAAACAGTGAAGAAAGTTTAGCTTCATTAACTTTAAATGTAACATCAAACTTTAAATCATTAATCTTCTTAACGTTAATGGATGGTAACTTTATAATACCATCTTCAAGTAAGTGATATGTAAATTTAAAGTTTTCACCAGTGTATTTTACGTTATTAGATGTGATCTCTAATGCAAGTTCATCTACATCCACACACTCCAAAACTCTTACAAGCTTTTTTATGTCAGGAATGTTTATACTGCGTTCTGATTCAGTTTCAAATTTAGTTTCAGAATATAAAATTAACGTAGCATCACTTGCTGCAGTTAAACTACTGACTTTATCTTTTTCAATCTTAAAAACGGCTTTATCGTTTAAGTTTGAAACTGGGCCTAATACATTACCGATAAAGTCTTTCTTACTCTTTATGTTTAACTTCATACCCAATTATAGGTTAATTACTGATTTAAACCACCGTTTAATTGAGTTGCTTTTTTTTTGGGTGTTGACTGTTTAATAAACTGATCAATCTTATCTTCTAAACGGTTGACTCTTTCTAAAATTCTATCGATACTGTTAATTATATCTTCGTAACGAGTTTGTTTATTAAGATCAAACTCTAACTGATTCGAATCAGATGGTTGTGTTTGGGGTGTAGTTGCAGCTAATAACTCCACTGGTAGTGATTCATTTCGTGGATATGTTGCAACTGGTGGTGGTTGGGATTGTAATTGATTTGTATCCACGAATGCCTGCGGAGCTATCCGTTCCATAACTCTCATCGCAGGCACGTCCGGTGGTGGCGCTATATTTTTTACAATATTAGTAATCTCTTCTTTAAGTTTATCACTTCTTTTCTCGAGAGTGTTAGATCTTGTGGTAATAGAGCTGTCAAGTTTTTTCAACTCGCCATACGTACTACCAAGAAGATTGATTACTAATTTTTGTGCTTCTGGATCCATTACTTAATATCTAGACCGTCAAGTAATGACTTAATATCTGAATCGTCTGATTCAACTGGAGCAACTGGAGCTGACTTGGCTGGGGTTGGTGTTTCATCAGCAACTGGAGCCGGTGCGTCCTTGACACTCTTAACAAAATAATGCTCTTCAAGCATTGTCTTGAGCTCTTCAACGCTCTTAAGAGTAAAGACCTTATCAAGTTCGAATACACTCCCGTAGATCTTCTTAATCTTAGCTTCATCAAGATCTGGCAATGCACTGGGCATAGAGAACTTAGATGATACGTAGCTTGGATAATCACCTTGCTTCTCAACCTTAACCTTCAAGTTGACACCATTCGGGCTAAGATCGAAAATACGAGCCCCAAGCTCATCAGCATCTTCACCTTCAATAGCATCAGAAATGATCTTCTGAAGCTGCTTACCATAACGAAGAATCTTAACCTTACCGTTGTTCTCTGGATTCTTTGGATCGTTAACTACAAAAACGTTAACAAGCCACTTCTCGCTACGACCAATTGCCTTGGCCTTTTCCTTCTCTGCATCTGTACCGGTGCGAAGAATACGAAAACGCTCTTCAGCAATCGGGTCACGATTACCAAAGGTCTGATGGCTTAAAGCTGCAACGTACTCTCCGGTTGCAAAGCTCGTCCAACCATGAGTAAAAAAATGAAAAAATGTCTTTGCTGGGTCCTTTGCAGGTAGGAGCCTTACTGTGTAGGTATTACCGATCTCTGTCTTTAAGATCTCTGAAACACCGGTGCTGGTATTGCTGTCTTGTGCAAGAGCACTCTTAATGCTCTGGAATATTGAATTATTAATCATATTGGTCATAGTTTTGTTTATTATAGCTATTGGGTTAAAGATATCAACTTATTAAAAATTAAAATACAAAGTTTTCTTGCTTTATTACTGCTGTAATACTTTGTCCTGTAAAAATTGAGGTTTGTAAAGGTGTCTCCAAAAACAAATTCTTTAATTTCTTTGTCATATGTTTGTACAACCTTATCAAAATTAGGAAAGCAAAACAAAGCGTACAATATAACGTTTCTTGATTTGACGTGCATAAAGAATTCATGCCACTGACTATCTGCGTCTTTAAAAAGGATGTAATCGTTAAACTTTATATTTTTATCTTTACAAAACTTGTAAATAAATTCAAAGCTTTGCTTTATTTTTTGAAGTGTTTGTTCGTGGTCAGGATTGTCTGGTAAGAACTTTGTTTCGTAGATTGTGTAGGCTTTGATAGCTTTTTGAGAAGTAAAGTACTTTAGTTCGAAAAACTTTTCATTATGAACAAAATACGGTGCCTCGAAAAAATCTTTAATGTTAATGTTTGGAAATTTGTTAAAGAATGCTGCTAATCGCACTAAAATACGATACTCTTCCTTTTTTTCAAACCCATCAAAGTCTTTTCTATATCTAAACGGTTGCGAATTAACCTTACGTGACGTTTCTAGATAACAATTATAAATATATTGCTCTTTATGGGTCACCAACCTATTATATTACATTCCCTTAAAAAATCTTACCTTTGTTTATAATTTTCGTAATATACTTTGACTTTGTAATTGATGGTTCAAAAACGATAAACTTTCTTAATGCTTCGAAGTCACTCGGTTCTGAAATAGATATCTTATAAAGTTTGCGAAGTTTATCGTCTTGTAAAATTTTTGTAAAGATAGTTGCAAAATTTATCTTCTTACCGTGGTATAAAAAACAGAATGTACAAAAACTATAGAAGGAATGGACTAATTCTTTATCTTCTATTTGTAAATGTGGTGATTTATTTGATGTGCTTTCGTTAATTATCACGGCTTTACAAGTTATTTATAAAGCCTTTTTTTATATCAACTTTTATTACTAAGTGCTGCTAACGTGTTAGTTAAACTTGACTGATCACCTAGGGTACTTAACGAGTCATCCTCAGTAAGAGTTAATGTTGCATAATCAATACGCATTGTTGTGACGCCGTTGTTAGTACCAAATCGGTTTTTCATCATACCCAGTTTAATAACTCCTAGTTCTTTATCTTCTTCGTCTTGGAATATACTAATAATAACGTCTGCGGTTGCAGCTAACCCAATACTTTCACCGATCGTTTCAAGCCCTGGACTGTTTGTATTGTATCCAGATCTGTTTAACTGAGTTGCAGTAATAAATGGGCAATTAAAAACGTAAGACAGAGCTCTTACCTGTTCAGTTGCATACTTAACTCGTTCATAGCTATTGGTACCAATAGTGCTTTTTACAAGATTAATATAATCCAGTACAACGGCATCAATTTTTATATCTTTACTTGTCAGGTTCTTTATGAAACCTTGTATTTGATGTGGTGTAATGGTGCTTGGTGGAAATTCTTTAATAAGAATTCTACCGTTTGGATTACCTTTACTAATCTCATCTATCTGTTGCTTTAAAGTAATGCTTTCAGTACGTAAATCTCTAAGCGGTATCTTGGTAATATTTGATGATAAACGTTTTGCATACACTAATTCACTCATTTCTAATGAGATAATTAGTACTGTTTTACCTTGGCTTGCTATGTTTGTAACGATATTACCAAGAAATATACTTTTTCCCACATTTGTTTCGCCTGCAAATATGTATAAAGCTCTGCCTTTCTGAAGAAAACCACCATCTAATTTATTATCTAACCACTTCCACTTGCTTGGAATAACTGGTTGCTCCGTGTTTAAATCTTTTATTACCTCATCAAAGTTATTAAACAAGTCTAGTCCAATATCAGTCTTTAAATTAACATTGCAACTCTTTTCAAACTTATCTAAAATGAACGATGTGTCAATTTTACCTAATGAAACGTCTTCAGCAACTTCAAGCATTGTATTGTAAATTGCCTTTTCTTTGATATATCTTTCAGTGTTTTCAGTTAACTGCTGTTCATTTAAATCTTTATCAATATTTGTAAAGTTTCTTATGACTGTTTTAAACGCCTCTTTAATTTCATCTGTATTAATAAACGTTTTAAGTTCAGTAGCAGTTGGTAAAGCATTATTCTTAATGTAAAATGCCTTAATAATTCCAAAAATCGATTTAATGTTCTTATCTTTAAAGTATTCTGGCTTTATTAAATCAATAATATTTGTCAAGTACCTCTCGTCAGTCAACGATTTGTACACAATAATATTTTCAAACTCATCTAAATTGAGTTTCAGTTCCATAATTTACTACGATTATATCTTCTTAATGTTAAACAGTCAACGTCTTATTTAGATATTTGTTGTACTTGGTTAAAAAGTATTTTTGCCCTTGCTTCCATTGTTCAGAAACATTGCTTAGTCCAGGTGAATTATGAATAATTGGTATATCACCCACACCAACTTTTACTTTAGCCAAATTGCAATCAAGAGAAAACATTAAATCGTAAAAATGAAAATGTGCTGGGTTACTTTCATCAAATTTTACATTGCATGGCATATTTACAGCCATAAACACACCATCAATCATTAATACTCTACTTGGTACTGGACCAAAAGAGGTGTACATATAATTGTTTTCATCCATGCCATGTGCTACACAACCACGTAAATTTTGTCTTTCAGTCATTAAATGCCACAATACAGGCTCTTTGACTGTAATTTGTGTGTTACCAGCTAGTCCAAACACATCATACATATCAGAGTAATATCGTATTCTTTTTTCAAAATCACCGCAATTAATGTAAACGTCGTCGTGTGTAAAGATTACAAGCTTTGTCTTGCATATATCTAACGCTTCATTGTAAATTACAGGTAATGGTTGTTTGTTGTTACCGAAAAACAAAACGTTATTTGGATTAATACCATGTGTAACTAACGATTTATACAGGAAAGTATCTTCAAGTTTATCTTTTTGAGATGCTACTACTAGTTTGTATGTCATTTTAAAATATCAGCTATTGGAGCTTCGTAATAATAATCGAGAGTACCAAATTCATTCTTATGTGTTGTGTACTTGTTATAAAAAAGCTTATTATAAAATTTTACCCCATCACTATTTTCTTCTGAATTAACAAAATAATTTGAAGCAAAAGTTTTATTATCTTGTAAAGATTGTACTGTTAGTTTTTTTGCAATACCTTTTCCTCTTAATGCCTTATCAACAACAATATAATACGTTTTAATCGTGTCAGGTTTTCTTGTATTAATAGAAAATGCATGTAAGCCTAAAATATTATTGTCTTTATCTGTATAAATCATGATTGGTTGTTTATCCCACCAGTGTCTAGACTCCCAAACGAAGCCAAATGTATTTAAAATAAATGAATCGGTGTTTTTAAACACAAACTCCATTAATTTGAATTTATCATCTACAGAAATTGGTTGTACATATTTTATCATAGCTCTAAAAATGGTGATTTTGCTTTAAATTCACCAGCTGGTTTAATGCCTCTTTTTGTAAACTTATATAAAACTCCTTCTTTTATTTCTTTAAAGTCTTCGCCCTTTGCAGATGAAAAGCTATTCTTATCGTAGAATAAAGTACTTCCTTGTCTTGCAAGATAAACATTGAAGGTATTTGTATTAACTATCCAAAGACCAAATGTACCTTGCAATAATTCAAGCACGTAACTGATTAACTGAACCTCTTTTTCAATTGTACTAGCTTTATCGAAGGTTTTCTCAAAATGGGCTAACAATGCTGGTATGATACTTGAATCAACAATATTTTCGTGGTTTGGTATAAAATTAACCTTTAGTTTATCGAAGTTAGTTAACACTCCATTGTGTGCAACTACCCAATTTTCTGTAATGAATGGGTGGCAATTATGTTCTCTCCAAACTCTTTCAGTCGATGTTGGTGCTTGGTTGTGACCAAGATATGTTAAGCCATTTGGTAAATCTATCTCGTCCCAGTCAAATGAGCCTTCAGTCTTTTGTATATCAAACATTTTGTTGTCAAAATATAGAATACCTGATGCAAAGTTACCTCTGACCCTATTTACTCGATCAAGCACTTCAAATTTACTTGCATCTATAGATCCAAAAATTCCGCACATATGTTATATTATACATTAATAATATAGAGGTTCCATAAATAATATATATGAATAGCCTTTTTACAAGTAGTTGGGCAAAGAATGTTGCTCCAAATCCAGAAGCTTTGTGGAATCATGAGTTTAAAGAAGTGATAGTTGAAAAAAGAGGTCGTGCGGCACACCCTGCATACGCAAAGTTAATGGGTATGGAAAGTGTCAAAAAATTAAAAGGTACAATGACACCTAGATACTTCGTAACAAAGGTTTTAAAACAGATTCAAACAGAGCATCCAAATAAAAAAATTGAAGATGTAATTAAAAACATTACGGATGAAGATATTGAAAAGATGATGAACTTAACTGCAAATCTTTCAAGAAAGCTTCAAATGAAGCCTGACATTAGATTTAGTGCTGCTCAAGCTGTTGAGGCTCCTGCAGTTCAAAAATTCAAAGAAGGTGAGAACGCTACAGACACATTAGCAAAAAACTTAGACGCAACAACAAAATTTGAATATGAAAAAGATGTGGGTGATAATTCTGTTTACAACGCTACTCACAACGGTATTAAATACAGAGTAACGGTGAGAGGTGGTGAGGGTAAGACATTAATGCTATCTGATGTTTTGGGATCAGGTGTAATTTCATTGCAAGTTATTGATCCATCAGGTACAACATCTGTTGAAAGTCCTCAAACGGGTGGCAAATCATTTGGTGATATGAAGAGACCGGGTAAGTTATTAGCTGATTTCCCATATGAAGGTGGTAGGGGTGAAGATTGGAGTGGTGAAGATCCGGAAGAAACGGGTGGTCATAATGTTAGAGGTGAAGATGAGGAAGAAGATGGTAACGAATTTTCCGGTGCTTTAGCTGCTGCAAAAGCTTCTGGTAAAGATACTTTCAATGTTGGTGGTAAAGAGTTTCATGTAAACGGTGAAGAAGATTGTGAGTATTCTGAAGAAGATGAAAACGAAGAAGATTGTGAAGGTATGCCAAAGATTGTGGTAATTAAAATGTCGCCACAAGCCAAAAACAAGGCAATGTTAGATTCATTACGCGCAAAAAGACGTCATATGTTTGGCACAGAAATGCGCCACGGTAACGGTCCAATCTAACGTATAAAAACGCAACCTTTACTCTCGTAAAGCTTTTCTAACTTTTCTTGCTGAACGTATTGGATTGGGTCTTTATACCCAGCTTCTAAGAAACCACGTAGTCTTAAACTACTAGAAGGCGTTTCAGCATCTGCTAAACCATCTTCACGGTTTGAATAGCATGTCCAAGTATTGGAAAAATTAACATTCAATCTAACGCCTTCCAAAATAATTTCCTTTTTAGACATTACTAGTAATGGTGCTTCAATCTTAATTTTACTCTTTCTATTAAGCATAATAAGATTGTTTACATAACTCAAAAACTCTTCACTACCATCCCAATAACCAGCTAATGAATCTGCTTGAGCTGCACCGTACCAAACTGTACTGCATTCTAGCGTTTCAGCATATGCTGCTGCAATCGATAAAAACATCATATTACGGAACGGTACATAAGATACAGGTTGAGCATCGCCTGCCATTTCCTTAATATTTGGATTTGCTATATTAAAGTTGGTTAATGATGATTTGTTTGCAATATCTTTAATATAGCTTACATCTAATACTTTATGGGTAACATTTAAGTTACCAATAGCATTACGTTTCAAATCAGATATTTGCAAGCTTACACAATTGAGTTCGCGCTTATGTCTTTGGCCGTAATCAAATGAGAGAGTATGTATCTCATCATACCCTCTATCCCAAGCCATGTGTAGTAAAACAGATGAATCCATTCCACCGCTAAGTGATAAAACTAATTTATTGCTCATATGTTATTGTACTTCAACACTGCATTTACGTGTTTCTTCTATATTAACTTTAACCAATTTTACATTTGTTCCGGTAAGTTGCGATGACCTGTAGAGAAATCGTGATATCTTGTTGCTGTTATCTTATTCATGTAAAATTATTCTTCTACCTCGTCCGGAATTTTATCTTCTTTACCGGCATTATTACCATACTTCCACTCAACTTTAATCTTCTCTTCAATCCCTGGAATTATAGTTTTATCCCAAAGACCATGATCATTTTTCCACTTTGAGTAGTAACCAAGTTTTGTACCGTCTGGTAACTGATACGTACTGCCTGTTTGCTGTATAACCCCAAAGCCAACAGCAAGTTCAAGTAAACCATAATATTTGTTTAAACCACTCTCAAAACTCAAATACATCTCACCTTCAAGATATTGCTTAACGAACCGATTCTTTGCAGTTAAAGCTCTAAGTATAACACCGGAATAGTTCTTTTGTCCAACAGCTAACTTAGCATCAGTATCTTTGTCTTCTTTTACTGGCTTTCTTGCAAGCTGAATAGTAACTGATGGTAAGTAAACAGCTGACCTACCACCGGGCATTTCTTTTACCAACGATGGAAACATAGCTGATGGATCATCAAAGATGTGGTTGGTCACAAGAATGGTGGTTTTGGTAACTGCTGCCAACTGGGTGCAAGTTCTAAGTAAAGACTTTACTGCTTTAGCTCTACTACCCATATCTGCAGATGTACTCTGCTTTTCCATTCTGTTTATCTGTAATTCGCTTTCCATATTACCAAGGGAATCAATTGCAATAATAAACTTACCTACCTGACCTTTTTCCTTTGCTTTCGTTAAAAGACTGTAAATCTGGTTACGGCATTCTTCAATGCTAAATGTCGGTACATACTTAACCTTTTCCGGATCTAATCCTAATGCTGCGGCTCCATCCTTATCAATAGCATTTTCACTATCAAAAATAATCGGAATAAGACCATCCTTTTGTGCATTTGCTAAAATCTTTTGCACAATAAATGACTTGCCTGTCATAGATGGGCCGGCAAGCATAGTTAATCTATTCTTTGGTATACCACCGTAAAGTGAGCCTGATACTATACCGTTTAAAACCATTGATCCTGTATCAAGCCAGCCGTCAACAGTAGAAAGAGCACCATCATTTAAGAATGATGCATATGGGTTTAACTTGTCAATTTCCCCTAAAACCTCTTTGATATCTTTATCCATGTTACCATTATAATAAAAAAGCCACCTATTTCTAGGTGGCTTGAATAATTTATTTTTAAATGTTATTTGGTAAGTGATTTTTAATCACGGTACCTTAATATCCATAATCTTCTTTGTTTCAAGAAGAACGTTAAGCGCTTTTGGGTTTTTATCCTTAGATTCGATAATATGGTCTCTCCACAGCAATAGTACGCGGCGAATCTTTTCAAGATTCTTGTCTGCTACCCTACCTGTGCCGTGATCTGTACCATCAACAATCTTTGTTAAGATTGTAACTGTACCCTGCACACCGTCAGCTTGGCCTTTCTTGAAAAGGGCTGGGTTGTCTAAATATGATTGATTTTTTGTTGTCATAAATTATTCCTCAAAAAGCTTGATTACTTCTGGTTTACCAGCAGTATCTGGTGCAGGTGCTGACTTAGCTGTGTTTGCCGTTTCAATAACCTTTTGGTATTGTGTAATAATTCTTGCATCAATACTGAAATCCTTACCGATAGCAATATTTGACTTATTAAAGAGGTATGTAAAGTTTCTCTTTGTATTGTCGTCATATGCAATAAATTCAGATAAGAAAAGAGGAATTAACTGAACTTGGAATTGATTGTTTTGTGGCTGTACGGTAATCATAACTGGATTTGTAAGCCCTAATGTGTTTGGATCCTCATAAGTGAGAACACCTAAAATATTTCTACCTGTCGAATCTATAATAGTTACGTAATTGTTGTCCATATACTATTTTATTAAAATTTACTTTAAAATCAAGCAAGTAACTCAAACAAGTTCGTAACAACCAAATTACCAGGCTTTTGTGCAGTCCAATTTACTTTTTCGTAAAACCTTTCAACTACTGAAAATATGTGGTTTTCAAACATCTTTTCGTAATCAATTTCAAACTGTTGTTTAAACTCTTGTGGGTAATAAAACTTATAACCTATAGCATTTATATTAAACTTATTAGGCTGTCTTAGATATAGATAACGTACTTTATCACCGGAGCTTATCTTTTCATACTTGTTTGTTAGTTTAAATCTATCAAGGAGTAAGTTATAAAAATATGCAGCTTTAGCATGACATGGCATGCCTTTAGCTGTAGTAAACTCATCACACTGACCGGCAAACTTCTCGTAACTTTTAATACTAGATACAAGTGCAATGTCTTCTTCAGTTAGCTTCTTAAAAATATCATATGTTTCATTTATCACTTTATTAGTTTCACCAATGTTCTGTGTCAACAGCATTGTTTCAATAATCTTTTTTACATATGGTTTAACAGCTTTAGGCATTGTACTACGCACAACTTCAACGCCAGTATATTTGAATTTATTACAAGGGATACCTTCATCATCTAAGATATGCAATACGTAGCGTTTCTTCTGTAAAAAGATACCAGCATCAGCAATAGCTTCACGTTTAAACACAAACCTACAATCTTTTGAATTTAAAGCTTTAGTGCCCCACTCTTTAATTTGCGTGTTGAGATATTTTTCGATCTTTTCAACTGTATCTAATGCGTCTTTTGTTAACTTGTCTTTGACTTTAAACACCTTGTCGGTAAAAAGGGGTTTAATTGAAACATAACTTGAGTCTGTATCATTATATATGATACATCTGTTTAACGCTTCATCGTCAATAGTGTTAATTTCATTCTTAATGAATGATTTTAATAGCTCGTTAGATTGTTTGATAACTGCCTGGCCTGTTAAAGTAATTGATGAAGCTACATCATCATCACCAAACGGTGCATTTTTATTACCAAAATAGCCGTATATAGAGTTAATAAAAACTTTAATGCACAGTTGCTTAGCATCAAGTTGATCAATGAGCAACTTATCTTCTTTTTGCTTTGTTTCAGCGTATTGTTTCTTTAGTTTCTTTAGATCTTTACGAATTGCTTGTCTTTTATTATAATAATAGTCAAGAATTTCAGGCATCACACCTTTCTTCTTCTGTGAAAACATTACATTAGCTTTACTAATAGTAATTTGTTCCTGTTCAACAAATTTAGCAAACTTACTATTTGGTAATGTAAACGTCTTACCACTTACATGCCTTACTGTTACCTCTTTATCAGTCTTATCTTCTATCACCCCTACTTTTGTTTCTGGTGATATATTAAGACTAATCATTACGTTTGGGTATAGTGAGTTAGCGTCAAATGAAATTATACATTCTTGAAAGCCACCTAATGGTGCACCGACATAAGCACCTGGGTTCTTACTACCATCATCTTCATCTCTAATGAATGATGGTATACGCTGGTTACGAAAACGAGCTCTTACAGCTGTTGCACCGTTAATAACTGACAAAGTACCCATTGCAGATTCAAACGTAGTTAAGCCAACGTATGCTAGCATACGAATAAGTTCAGTGTATTTTAGTTTTTCTTCAAGTTTAACTAGCAACTTAACGTCTTGAATATTATAATCTACGAATGTCTTCCAATCGGTATCAGCTAACGTCGCTAAATTCATTGCACCGAAGTCAACCTTACCCTCTCCGAGTTCAGCTTCAGCAATTGATGCAAGTTTGTAGCTTTCGCGTTCACCAGCACTAAAACGTTTATATACATCAAGGTAATCAATTAACGAAACCCCTTCAATGTACCAGCGTGTTTGTTCTTGACCGAACTGACCTTTAATTGATCTACTGTATACATTACCGGACGGTGATAAACGCTTTGTATAGTCTGGACCCAGGATCTTGGTGCAGCGGTTAATTACATAAGGTAAGTCAAAAAACTCTGAGTTCCAACCTGTTAAAATATCCGGGTAGTCTTTCTCAAAGTATTCTATAAACTTGATAAAGATGTCCTTTTCATCTACACATTTTACATACTTTACATTTGATTCGTTTGTTGTGTATGGTTTACAGCCCCAGGTAAAAAACGTATTGGTTAATGAGTCATGAACAGTAATTACATTAACAGGTTCCTTTGCTTCATTAGCGTGTGGAAAATCGTCTGGGGCATACACCTCAATGTCAAGAAACATCGTCTTAATAGGGTGTTGAGCAAAGTCAGGTGTTTCATTTATCTTCCAAAACGTATCAATAAGGTATTGCTGGGTGATTGGGAAGTTATCAAACACTCTCTTTACACTAGTATCTTTCAAATACTTGTACCGGTCATATTGTGTTCTGAATGATTTCTTTACAAGTTTAGTGCCATAAATGGACTCTTCGCTGCCTGCACCCTCAACGTAAATATAAGGGTCGATCGATACATCAAACTTGATTCGTTTACCATCTTTATCCCAAGAAAATACAGTTACGCACCTCTCTTTACTATTATAGTATATGTTACGGTAACTCACTTAACCTATTATAATACCATTCCTAATTAATCAAATAAAAAAAAACGGGACCCAGGTTGCCCCGAGCCCCATCTTTATAACTGACCTCCATTAATAATTAAACAAACAATTTACAAAAACAACTAATCTTTATTATACCTACTAAGATTTTTACGGCCAGGGTCGCCACATGGCAATGAGTACATTTCCATATAACAATCAATGTTCTCATCAGATTCTAACCACCTTGTCTCAGCATACTGTCTGGCTTTTTTGCATATAGCCCTATACTTGTCAACGTCTTTTAACGTTACTTCAATTTGATTAATCATTTCATCACCAGTATTGAACTTGATTGGTGCGTTAGAATATGTTACAATATCTTGACATGCAATAGGTAACCCGTATGCACAAGCTTCAATATACTTTAAATCACTCTTCGAACGGTTAAAAATGTTATCTTGTAATGGTGCAACCATCATATTAATGTTAAGATTACTAATTGCCTCGCCGTACTCATAAATACGTTTCCATGGTACAAATTCCACCTTCTTATTTCTAATCAAATCTAATAATGGTAGTGGAAATGCACCTAAAAATACCCATTGAAACTTGTCTACAGTCTTTCTAATAACTTCATTAACGTGATAAAAGTCATCCTTTTGTTTAACTCTGTTATCAACGTCAAAGTGTGCACCTGAACCAGCATATAAAATACGTGGCTTTTTCTTAAACTTATCCAAATTGTTCATGTTTTTGGTTAGATCATAATGATGACCAATCCAAAACTTTGGCATAAAATTTGGTATGACTGTCACATTCTTATTACCAGTTTTATCACGGTAATAATCTTTCATAAACTGGCATGTAACGGTTATTTCGTCGCACATAGCCATAATAGCCTGTGCTGATTCTCTTATTTCTGGGTTTTCAAAAGCTGGTTTATATTTGTTATACTCCGGAATATCTTCTTTAAAACAAATATCATCAATTTCGTAAATTAATCTCATACCATTTTGTTTTGAGATTTCCCTTAAATGCTCTACAAACGACCTTTGTGTCTTAGTAGCTTGTCTTTGAATTCTAACTGACTTAGTCATCACGTAATATCTCGGGTCTAAGTTCATAACCGTTGTGCCTTGTACAACAGCTTTCATGTGAGCGTTCATCACGTTTTCTGGCCAAATCATTCTCCAGTGGCCACAACCGCTATAATCAGCATAATAATTTAAAAACCTTGGTAAATCCAACTCTTTTGGACGTTCCGGTAATGGTTGTGGTTGCGATGGTGGGTTGGTATTTAACATCATCGGTGGTGCAGCATGAAAAGGTATCGTGCTTCTATTAGAAAATGGAGCAGTATTATTAACAAACATATTGATTATATATGGGGTTCCAAAAATTATTCAACAAAGTTGACCCTCTTTGTTATGCCGTTATGCTTCTCTAAGAAAACAATTTCCCCAGTTGCAGCCTTAATACTCTCTTTTCTATGGCTAATAATAAAAATGCATTCGTTATGCTTTTCGCAGCGTTCTTTAAGCATTTCAAGTACGATATCTACACCCTTTTCGTCTAAACTACTATCTAATAGTTCGTCGTAAATGCTAATATTGTAGTGTACGTTACCTTGTGACTTGCGCATATCCATAAAGGAAAACAAACATGCTAAATCAATAGCTTTACGTTCTGCACCAGAAAAATTATTGTAATCACACATCTTACCCTTCTCGTTTAATATCTCTTCAACGAAATATTCATTAAACACGCAAATACTATTACTATCTAAGCGTTTAAGGTAATAAGCAAGCTTACTATTAAAGTTTTGAAGTATCTTTTTAACAATATAACTTTTTACACCTTCTTCACTTACTACAAACTTAACAACGTCAAGTAGGTTAATAATTTTTTTTATGTTTTCAATTTCAACACGCACAGACTCAAGACGTTCTTTAGTTTGATTAATAACGTCATTAAAAGACTCTCCATGTTCGTTTAAGTGTTGAATATTTTCGAGTAATTGTGTGTTGAGGTCTGTTAAATCTTGAATACGTTTACTGATAACCTTTCTATTCTCTAATTTAACTTTCAATACATTTAAATCGTCGTTTATTTTATTAATATGGTTTCTTATCTTTTTATTTTTATCTTTAAACGATTCAACTTGAGCACTTAAAGTTTCACACTTTAACGAATGATCTTTAATATCAGTACCAAGCTTGTCCTTCTCCGCTCTAATGTGATCTCTATGCGTACTGTCAATAGGTCTTAAACAGGTTGGGCAAATATCAGCTGAAGTACCAATATTGCTAAGCTGTGCCTGCTTCTGTTTAACTGTTGCATTACATTCGGCTACTTGCGATATAATACCCTTTATCTTTTCATCTACCGTATCATAAGCTTTAGTAAGTGTCTGTAATTCGGTCTGTTTAATATTAAGATCTATATTTTCTGACTTACTAAGTTCGTCTTGAAGCTTGTAAATTTCATCAGTGTTAGATTTAATCTTGTTATTAATATTAGATATCTTTTCTTCTCTTTCTTTTACTCTTAACTGCTTTTGTTCAAGATATGTTTGTATAGACTTCTCTATTTCACTGTGCTTAGTTGTTTCAATATCGAATGTTTTGTTTATTTGGTTTATATCATCACGTAACATGCTAAGCATCTCTGAAAAAACTTGCAAGTTAAATATTTGTTCAATAAACTTACGCTTTTCTACTTTACTCTTAGCCATGAACGGTAACGTATTATTAACAGTCATAATAACACAATTATGAAATACTTCTTGTGAAGAAGATAGTACAGCTCCTATGTATTCAGTTGTGTTTGCAATACTATCCCTTGTTTTATCCATACCATCTTTATAAATGTGCAGTCTGGAAGGGTTAAGAGTACGTACAACTACAAACTCATTATTACCTTTTGGTGAGTTAACATTAAATGATACCTCTACTCTGCATTCACCACTTGTTAAATTGTTTGGTATGAACTCTTTTTTAATATCTCTAATAGTAGAGCCAAATATAGCAAAATAAAGTGCATCAGCAATAGTAGACTTACCGACACCATTGCGACGGTCCTCTTTATCTCTATTAATACCTGTAATAATGTGTAGTCCTTTCTTAAAATCGACTACGACTTCATCTTCACCTACCGATAGAAAATTTTTAATCTTCAGTCGGTGAAAAGTAACATACTTCATAATTTAGATCTATTATATAAACTAATTGTATAGTCTACAACTTCTTTTTTATTGTTGATGTCTAAGATAGCAACAAAGTCTTCAATTGCTTTAACTATATCAACACCCGACAAATCTATACTAGCCTCATCACCAACCTTTATCTTGTTGTAATTAACATCATAATCAACGTGTAAGTCGTTAGGTTTGTATTGGTTCATCTTAGCAATCAATACATCCAAATGATTGGAACTAATATTCTTATCAATTACTAATTTAATAATATTATTGGGTATAAAGCTATTGAAATCCTTGTCGATATCTTTTAAGGTGATTAGTTTTGAAAGGTATACCTTTATATGTTGCGGGGTGTTTGGGTTTTCAACAAACTCGTAAGAAAGATTATCTGTATCAAGTATGTAATAACCTTTATGCTGGTAAGCATCTCCAAAATCCATCTGAAAAGGATTACCAACATAAACAATGGTGCTGTTAGTAAACTTTTTTTCATCCCGTAAATGAAAATGCCCGGAAAAAATTAAAGGTGCTTTTGATGTTAGTAATTCAGCACTATCACCTGAATCACATACTTTAAATGCATTCATCTTAAAGTTACGTAATTCGAAATGGCCAAATATAACGTCACTGTTTGGTATGTCTTGTAACTTTGTACCCCAAGGGCAAAAAGTAAATCTTCTATCCTGTACATCTATAGTAGTACACGTATCAAATACGTGTATATTCTTTCTACCTTTAAGAACAGCTAAGCTATTAATTTCAGATGTGTCTTTATAATAGCAGTCGTGGTTACCAGTGATAGCGTAAACGTTAAAGTTTTCTAAATTGCTAAAAAACTTATTAGATACAGCTAATGTATGTAAATTAATCTCATCCCTGTAATGGTGAACATCGCCGCAAAAGATTACATCTTTAATTCCTCTTTCTGTGATGTTGTTTTTAAACCAATCACACCATTCCAGAGATATATTGTGCCAAAACACTGAATTTTGGTGTACTCCTAAATGTAAATCAGAAAATATTGCTATCTTGGACATTATTCAAAAATAAAACTACCATCTTCATCGTTGGTACTATCTGGCTTGATGTAAATGTTAGCATCTGAGCTATTAGCCATCTCTTCTTCGTAAAATCTACTCCTATATTCGTTTAAAGCTTCTGTATGCTTCTTCTCTTTTTTGATTCTGTTAATAAAGGCATGGAAAGCAATTGTAGTGAAGTATGAAAACGGGTTGTGTTCTGAGTTAACATCAAACTTTTTATTCTTAACTGCGGTGTACATCTTAACAATAGCGTCTCCAATCATTTCATCCTTGTAAGTATAGTTAATAAAGTTTGATGAATAGCTCAGTCCAACAGCAATCTTGTTAATTGACTCAGCAATTACGCGTTCGTTTGAACTATCTTTGTAATATTCAACTAATTGTTGTTTAAATACAGCTGGGTCAATATAGTATTCAGTCTTTTTTGGTTTAGGACCTCTTTTAGCCATGGGTATATAATATATTACTATTAAAGCTTTTCAACTATCTCACCAATTTTGTATTGGATCTTCTCTTCCGTGTATATTTCTTGTCGTCTCTGGCTGTGAAGTGAGCTATATTTGAGGTCATCTGCAAGATCTATAATAGTTAACTTGTCTTTATTAGGATTTAAACGTAATCCTCTACCAATTGATTGAATAGTTCGTACAAAACTTTTACCTCCTGATGCAAAAATGATCATATGCAGGTTTTTTATGTTAACACCAGTAGAAAATATTGCGCTAATTGCTATGCATACAACGTTATCATTATCTTCCATCTCTTTTACAACGCGAGCACGTTCACCCACTTCAACTTCACCGCGAATAAAATAAACTTTGCGGTCTGGTAAGTTGGATTTGAGATAATCTAGTAAGATATCGCCATGAACTATATGGTTTACAAGTATCAAAATGTTATTTTTACATTTATCGCTAATAATTTTGATAACTTCGTTCCTGTACCTGTTACTGTAAATGAAGTCAAGTTCCGTTCTGAACTTGTTTGCTCCAACGATATTTGGAACTTTATTTTGGTACTTTATTTTTACTATCTTTATTTCCGCATTAGTTAGGTACGATTCTGTACGTAGTTCATAGGAACTCTTTTCGTAAAACACATTTCCCAATTTACCCACAATGTTCCATTCGTCGATTTTGTTGTCAGGAAGTGATCCCGTCAAGCCAAATTTATGGAAAGTCTTTATGGAACTGATAATTTTACATATTTTGTTACCTTTCTTTAGTTTATGGCACTCGTCCACAACTAAAATATCTACATCTTTTAACCAATCTTCTTCTTCAAATCTACTTTGTAATACACCCATGTTGGCTATAATTACATTAGCGGTAAAATCTGGTTCAACAGAGCCTGTCCATTTTGTTGTTTTAAAAGGAACTCCATAATCAATAAAATCTTTGTGTGTTTGTGATACGAGTGTTAAATCCGGCACCACTAATAAACATTTCATTTTTTTGTTTTTACTTTCAAAAAAAGAGGAAAGTAATGAAGCTATAGTAAGGGTTTTACCACCGCCGGTACCTAGCTTTATAATTCCACGACCAAATAAAAATGATTGGTTAATTATATCCTGTTGGTAATCTCTTAATTCTAAATTTAGCCTGGTATATAACGAAGCACCTTTCATTCCAGGTTTTACAACATCCTGTATCTTATCATCTGTTTTTATTTCTTCGTTTGGGTAAACATTTTTGATGTACCTTAAAATATCATAAAATAATCCTGGTTCGAAAAGACCTGTTGGAGTTATACAGTAAATTCTTGATGGTACAAAACCACGGCCCATCCTTCTCATGAAAAATGCATTTTCATTTTTTACACTATAACACTCTCTTATTTCATCGAATTTATCTCCGAAAATTCTGCATAATTTTCTATTTGGAAAATATTCGAATGATATCATTACATTTGTTCGAGCTTTATTATATCAATGATATTCTTAATATCGTAGGTAAGTGATGAAAATGATTTTTCTGTTTTTTCTAAAAACTCTATAATAAGTTTTTCTTCTTTAATTTGTAATTTTAAATTCTTTATAAGATCATTGTTTTGAGCTGCGGTAATTACTGAATCTTTGGATAACTTTATTACAGCTTGAGATTGTACTTCATTTACTAGAGTTCCAAGTGTTTCTTCTAGTTGTGCCTCGAGTTTATAGAGATTGCGCTTGTGGTTGATTAATCTGCTAACCCAGAAGTGTTTACGACCAGGAGATTTGAGAGATGCATCTTTTATAGTAAATTCATCTAATTTCAGATCTTCTGTGATCTCCTGAATATATCTTTCTAATATTTCCACAAAACAATTATAAATATTAATAATTGAAAATCAACCCAGTATACAAAAAATTTTTTATTAAAGCTCTTAAGGAAAGTGGCCCTAATTACGTAGCCACAATTCCTAACACAGCAGGTAGAGGTGGTGCAGTTGGTAACTCACCTAACATGTATACCACTGGTAGCGCTACTGGCACAACAGGTACAGATGCGTACGCTCCTGGAGACATGAGAGTACCATCGTCATTATACGGTGGTAAAATGGCTAGACGCAATACTGTTAATCGGTTCCCAAAAAGAACACGTAGAAAGAAGTAATGGATTTAGGTCACTGGCAAACAAATTTAGTTGTTGAGGAAACCCAACTACAATACGGCTTTATTTACGTTATCACAAACTTAATTGATGGTAAGAAGTATATTGGAAAGAAACAAATAAAAACGGTTAAAAAACTTAAGCCGTTAAAAGGTAAAAAGAACAAGAGACATTTTGATGCTGAAACAGATTGGAAAACCTATACATCATCATCAAAAGAGTTAAACGAAGATATTGTTAAGCATGGGATTGAAAACTTTAAATTCGAAATATTAAGGTTTTGTGACAGCAAATTTGAATTAGCGTATTATGAGGCAAAACTTCAATTTGATAATGATGTATTACTCAAGGACGGTTTTTACAACGGAATCATAAACTGTAGAATCGGGAGAGCTCCTAGATCATTATTGGAAAAACTTTAAAATATGATATGGTCCAAGAGACTCATAGTCATAACTTAAAGTTTATTGACATCAATCATCTTTTTGTAGACAATATACAAACCAATATTTTTAATGATTTAAAGAAGTATGGGTTGCTTAACAAACCATTAACAAACAAAGATGTAAAACGTCTGTTCTACCACTACGTTATACACTATGTTTGTGAGACATTACTCAACGGTTCTAAAATAGGTAAGCCAATTATCTTGTTGAATATCAATGGTTTACCGGTAGGTAAGCTAAATGATTATAGTAAACCAACAGAAATAGTACAGCTAATAGAGAAGATACTCGACAAGTTAGAAAAGATGCTGCCTGTTAGAGTAGTTAAAATAACTGAAGAATACAGTAAGATCAAACAGTCAAAAGATATGTATGTTTTACTGTTAAACGAGAGTAATCAAAAAGTTAAAACAACTAATTCTAAAGACTTTACTTTGCAAAAAATAAAGCTTTTTGCAAAACGTCATGAATTAACGTTTTTAAGTGATGACTATTTAAATAGGCTAAAAACTAAACAGCTCTTAATCTAATAAATAATAACATGGATATGTTTACGGAAAAAGCTAATAAAATAATGCAGAAAGAAGTAATGTCTGGTATTCGTAAAAAAATGCCGCCTCCAGAAAAAGCTTTTAAAGATAAAAGCAAGTACAACCGTAAACACAAGCACAAGCAAGATTATGATGAAGATGCAGAGGATAGTTCTGTAGCTCAGCAAACAGATCCAACAGGTATTACACCCGGGCAGGAAAAAGCTATTAACTTAGCTAGTCGATTAGCAACAAAACCTGGTAAATTTAATTTACCTTTCATTGGTGCTCAAGCAAAAATGAATTCTGCATACGGGGATTTAATGAAAGCATTAGCTACTAAAATTGCAACAATAGCAAAAACAATTAATACATGAAAAAGTTTTTACATATTATCGAACAGTATAATGCTAAGCTTGTCAACGAACAAGATGCACCACCTCCTATGCCTGCACCACCCCCAGAAGGCTTTTCATCACCCCCAGCTCCAGCTCCTCAAGTACCTACCGGTGCACCAGAAGCTCCAGTAGAAGATCAACCTGAACAACCAGACGTTCCTGCTGGTATTGCAACAATGGGTAACATGCTTAAGAAAGCTTTAACGATGAAGTTAAGCGATGAAGATCGCTTTAAAGTTTCACAATTACCAGAAATAAACGAAAATAACGCAAACGAAATTATTAACACTTTAATCAGCATTATGAAGAGCTATTCAGCCGATCTTGATGTTGGAACTGAATAATGTATAAATCGTTAGACAAAGTATATTTGGAGAATGTAGCTACTATTCTCAAAAATGTCTTGACTGAACAGGATGCTAATATACCTGGACCAGAACAATCTGCTTTACCACCACCTAAACCAAAAAAAACTCCAGTAATAGATGCTTCATACGATGAAATTATCTATAATAGATACCCTGGCGACAAAAGCGATTTAGAAAAAATTACAGGTATTCAATTGCCAAGTAACAGTACAAAACTGCATATTGTTGGTGATTTGAATAAAAAAGTTTGGTCAAGTTTATTTGAAATTGCTCCACCTAAAAAGGGTAAAGCGGAAGGGCAAACCAAAGGTTCTGGTAATGGTGAGTTAGCAATGTATTGGTTTCTTAAAAAATCAAATCCAGGTGTAAGAGATACAAGATATGAAGCAGCTGGCAAAGCTGATATTGCAGTTGGAGATGTTGGTGTTGAAGTAAAAGCATATCCAATGAACGATCTTTATATAAAGATAGGTAAATTTAGAACAGCTGGTGAAAGTGCAGGTAAACAAAATAATATTGCTATAAATACAGTGCTTGGAATGGGAACATTAATGGGAAAGATTGCTATGCCAGAAGGTAAAAGTAAAGGTAAAATAGCTGATCCTGGGAACTTTAATTTTGAAGATTTAAATAAATCATTTGAAAAGCTAAACAAACTATACAAGGCTGTTGACGACCCGTATTTGTTATCTAATTTTGATATTTTTAAACAGATACATGAAAACATTGATTTAGTTTATGGTTACCTTGGTAAGAAAGAATCTAGTGAAGAGTTAGCTAAAAATTTACTCTGGAAAACATTAATTATCAAAATATTAAACAAACCAGGTCCAGGTGGTTTCATAATAAATTGCAATGTGGCAGGTAATATGGAATGGTTTAAAATACCAACCGGTCTAGACCCAGAAAATATGCCAAGCGCATTTAAAGGTGATGATGTAAAAGCAGGTAGCGGTGAATTATTCGTAACAAAGAGGTTATTTAGATGAACAATTTTAAATCATATTTTTTAACCGAAGGGGGTGCAGCTGGTCACATGGCACATCCATTTGATGTACTTACTGTTAAAACCGGTAAAGATTTAATTTCGTTTTTTAATAAAGCGTATAATAGTTTAAGAAGACACAGTGCATCTTTAAAGATTGATGGTGTTAATGTGAGTATTAAACTCGTAAATACTGGTTCAGAAGAAACACCGATCTGGCAATTTGCATTGGACAGAGGCTCAATGAAGCCACTCGATGTAAAAGGTAT